TGCTTCGTTAACAATAGCTTGGTCAGTTTGTGCAACAGCGCCCATAGTTGTTTGTAGTAGCACTGTGTTGGAATGTGCTAGCACGTTTGCAAGGTCAATAAACTGTAGCTTCTTGTCCAGCTTTACCAGTAGATCAACGTCCTGTCTGTTATACGCAATAAACTTTTCATAGTCATTGTTGTATAGCTGATCAAGTGTACCTTCATACTCTACTTTGCGTTCGTCAAGTTCATACTCACCAATCGCATCCAAACTATAGCTGTGCATTTCATGATATGTGTATTTGCGATACAGTTCCAAATAGTCCAAATGTACACGGCCCATGAGTTCATATGTGCCGCTTTCTTTACCAAACTTGGTAACTGTTTTTGGCTTTGGAAACTTATCCCACAAGCATAGCTGCCGCGTATGACTTTTGCTCAGTACACGTTGAATGCGGTTAACAATATATGGAATATCGAAGCCTTCGCTGTTCCAACCGCTGAGTACGTCAGCATCGTCAATTAATGAAATAAACGATTCAAGTAGTTCGGCCTCAGTATCAAACAGAATTGTGTCGTCAAACTTATCAACAATAGCCTGTGCTGCTTCTTTGGTGAGTGTTTTGGGCTTGATAGTTAAACATACTGTGCGCTTTAGCCAGCTTAGATGTACTGCAATAGCAGTAACGGCATTGAAAGGATCTTCTGGATTGGCGAAACCCAAATCCTTGTTAAAGTCAACCTCAATGTCGAAAAATGCTAGTTGTAGTTCTGGGGCTTCCACATCCATATAGTTGTCAGCCAAACAGCGGAACACTGGATTGATATCACTCTCAAATAACTTTTTGTGTCCGTGGATTTTCTTTTCAGCTTGAAACTTCTTGCCAGTATTGCATACTACACGCTCTAGCTTGTCACCAAAAATGCTGGTAAACTTACCGCGTGGATCAGGGTAATAAAACGTGTAACGTGCAGGATATTCGCGATATTCGCGCCTGCCGTTTACACGTTCTACGATGTGAATTTTGTCAGCTTCCCTATCAAGAAAGCCGTCTACGTAACTCATAAATTTTCCTTATTTTTTATAATATAACACGTCACTACAGATATGTCTATTATAATATGTTATCGTCATCTGGAAGTTGGTATTTGGGTTCAATTTGTGATTCGGGATCCGTCACACGTTTGAAGTCTTTTAAAACATTTATCCAGAAATCAGGGCTGCGTGACCAAATTCCTAAAAATCCATTAGCATTTGGGTTTTCAAATTGTACATATTCTCTACAATCATACACTAGCCATTCTCCCTGGACTGCTTTTCTCATCTGATTTATTCTGATGCCATCGTATCCTTTACGGGCTATACGTTCTTGAAGAAGAACTCCCCCTGGTAGTAGTAGTGGACTCCAAGACTCTTTAAATTTGTGGTGTGCTATTCCGTCTTGTTTACCATCATTGATGAAAAAAATTTGTTTTCCATAAATTTCTAGATATTGATTAGCAACGTCCATTTCATAAGCATTTTTATTATAATAAAGGTCAATATTGCAAATCTCTTTCATAGGTAATCTGTGCAAATTATATACCCCGTTCATAGCATTTGTAAATTGCTTTGTATAACTGTCGTTTTCATCGCATAGCTGTATGCTTGGACTTGCAATATCAATACCAACAATTTTTTTACCTGGAAATGTTCTTGCCCACGCTAGTTGGCATGATGCATTGCCTATACCTATTTCAGTAATAACATCAATCTTATCACCTAACTCGTTAAAGATAACATCATAGATCTGGCCCCATCCTCTTTGAATTTTAGGATGCTTGCAGCCAAATTTTTCTTGGTGATAGTTGTCTATTGAAAAAATAGGATTTAATATCATTTAATGATTACGGCCCACTGACGCAAGGATACTTTCAAGCTCTTCGAATTCTTCACGATTCTTGTCGAATTCTGCTTTATGTGCAATAGCGATAGCTTTATTAAGAACTTTTGGACTAATGCCAAGCTCTTCTGCGATAGACTTGACAGTATCGCGCAGTCCTTCGTTTAGTGTTTTAACTTCTTCTTTAACTTGGATACCTTCAGTAACCAGTCGTTTTAGCTTATTAATATCAGAATCTGAAAATTGTGTCATATATAATCTCCGGTACAATCTGTAGTCAGTATACTAACTTCTAATACTATACAATGATGTGTATCAAAAGTCAACAACTTTAGTAGTCCAGAATCCATCAGTCAATGTCATTGAACTATACTCACCATTATATTTTGAGACGGCGGCGTGTAAATTGTCATAATTTTTGATCAGATCTTTTTTACTGTAGAAAGATTTTTTTGTTACCACATCAAAACTATCATTTATATCAAATTTAAATCTGTCATCTAATGATAGCTTTAAACTTTCCCAGATGCCCTTGATTGTTTTAGGAAGATTTTCATATAGAACATAATCATCTACAGATAAATTTAAATGATTTCTCAACATCTCACAATGGGAAAAGATATAACCGTCAAAAAACTTTAAAAACTCCGCCTCGTCGATTTCATAAGATATAGATTTGATAGATTCTATGACCTGTTCCTCTGACATGTCTGGTATTGCTGAATTTAGAACGGTTAAGAATTTTTCAGGTCCTTCTATATTTGCTTTTGTAAGTATCATATTACTCAACGTTGAATCAAATATGTTGGCTCTAAATATCTTTATGTTGTACGTTTCTACAGATAATAGCTTTTCATACGACTCTGGAACATATTTTTTGAGATCAGACAAGTGTCCATAGTGTGTTTTGATTACCAAATGGCCAGTTGTGCCCAACTCTATTGCTTCATCTATTTTCAATGACAAATTTTTAATAAATTCAGGATTACCTCTATCCTGTTTACTAAATATCCAAGGTTCATCCCATCTATCTAAAAATGTATCTCGCTTAACTAACATATCACATTTGTTTATTCCGGAAAAAACTGACTGATACAATACAGTGGTTCCAGTTCTAGGCAAACCTATAATATTAATGATCATAATGAATGCCTAACGGCCCTGCCCTCTATATGCTTTGAAGCTACGCTTTTTGCTCTTATTCATTGAACTAAATTTTAGTGAGCTGTTTGTGTTACCCTGGCTCGTGCCTTTGTGTAGTGCAGCTTTACGCTTTGTTGCTGCTCCGCCTGATATTTTTGCCATAATATTATTCCTTTGTTATCTTCCTTCTAGGAAAGATTTAGCGCCTTCCCAGAAGCTATTGTGCGCTGTTCCTATTCCGCTCATTATTCTTTGCCAGTCAGCTTGTGTTCTATTGGGCATTTTAAGTGCCGCATAGCGGAAGCCTGCCTTGTGACCGCCACAGTCTTTTGTACATGGATAACCTTTAAACATTAATCCAACGGCTTCATTGACACAATCGTCACAGCAAGAAGTAATTTCACTAATTTTCATATTACCAGGCCCTGCAACTCCAGTAACGTGCTTTGGTCTTTGGTCCAGGATTGTCACAGTTGTGTCTCGCACGGAAACTCTTGCGGCGTGCTGGATTTGATTTTTTAATACGCATGTCAGGATCACCGAAGTTAACTTTAACTACGTTGCCCTTTTCATTCTTTACGTATACTTTGAATTTCTTTACATCGCCCTGCATAGGCTTGTTTAGTTTAACAGTGCGTCCCTGATATTCTGCTTCAGTTAGTGTCTCATCTAGATCGCCAAAGATTTCCTCAGCTTCTTCTAGTGTAAACTCTTCAACATCTTCAGGAATACAGTTTGGGACTTTTTTGCCGCCTTTTTTCTTCATACCCAGCTGACGATAACCGTCCCAGCATGGATCATCCTTCTTTTCATTGACAGCATCAATCCATTTTCTCATATCACTCATTGTAAAGATCTCCTTACCACTATTTATGCTATTTTATCTATTTGTTGACAAATGCGCCGATTCTGCCGTGTACGTCTGGGTATTCTCGATACTTGTATCCTGGGGGCGGAGTAGTATCTTGTCCTTCCCAGACCGGAATAAAATGATTTGTATTGCCATCAAAATCTTCATTGCGCCTAAAGTGTACTTCAATTAATTTGTCACCAATAAACTCACAATTAATCCATGGGTGCCGTTCAATTAAACTATTTAAAAAGGTTGGAAACTTAAATCTTTTATCAGATCTTATCCATTCACTCCATTTTATGAATGTGTCTTCGGGTTTATTACCTTGAACACACAGTATCTGTGTGCCGTTGTAATAATCTACACTGTGATGAAATCCTGTAAACCACTCGCACCAAAAGTAACCGTAGGGCAAATCGCAAGTGTCTTTTTCAAGCCACATTTTCTTTGCGCCTAACCCTAGCCCTAGCATATTAACGCATGGACGTACAATGTAATACCCTGAGTACGGAACATCTAATCCAATTGGTCCACAGTTGTATCCTAATTTACGACTAAGTATAAGTTTGTCAAGAATCCAGATATCATCTGGATCTATGTTTTTCCATACATCGTCTTCAGTGCTGGCTAATGTCATCTTGGCAATCCTTGCAAATCCACATCTGACCTCGCAACTTGCCCCAGTAGTCTCTGTAATCAAATTGACTGCACACTTTATTTTCTTTACATTTAGAACATTTATGCTTACAACATTCTTCACAGCTACAACTGTCGCATAGTTTTATACCTTGCTGGATTTCGTCTTTTAAACTAAAATGATTTTCACTGTATAATGGAATTCCACAGTGACTTGGATGGCCACAATTTTTGCAATAGGACATACTTTAATACCCCTTCTTTCGGATATTTAGTAATCCTAATAAAAAGGGGGACCAATAGGCCCCCCTGATGTATCTTTTAAAATTTATCTTTACTTGCGAGCTGCTACTGCTTTTTTTACAAGTTCCAAGTCTGTTGAACTTAAACCTGACTTCGCCGCTAGGCCCAGTAAATCCTGCCCTGCGGCAGCGTTTGAATCTGGACGATCTACATCTGGACCATCCGCTGCTGGATTTAATACACCTACTGCGGCTTGTCCGCCTGCTGTAGTTGCAGCACGACCAGCTTTTGTCTGTCCCAAACGCTGCATTAGGTTTGGTGCTACCTTTTGTAGTCCACGCTTTGCAAGCGCCATACCGCCGCGACGTGCTAGTGCGCCAAGTGCTGCACGGCCAGCCATTCCCGCAAGTGCGCCGCCAATACCAACTGGACCTAGTAGCAGTGGTGCCACTGTCATACCAACGTTAGCAACAGTACCCCAATCAATCTCGTCTAGTTTTTGATTTGCACTTTCGCCTAAATCAGCGCCACTGCTAATTTTGTTATACAGTGCTTCATATACCAAATATTGCTCACCCAATGCTAGCTGGTGTGCATCCATTAGCTTGCCGCTTTCTAGATCCTGCTCAATACTGATCATAGCATTTTCTAACATATCTAGCAGTTGATCTCGTGTTGTTTCTCCATTTGCACACTGGCAGTCATCTTCAGTAACGGTTTTTTCCATTACGTAAAAACGATATGCACCTTGGCTTTTTGCCCATTTGGCCGCTGCACGTTTTGCGTCAGCCAAGTTGCCTTGGAATTGGAAAATCTCTTTTTCGTCTGGTTCACCCATGTCTTTTGTTGTAAACATCCACACCCCTGAACCAGGGCGTGGCTTTTTACCATGTGAACGCATATAACGTGAATAGTCTAGTGTCAGTGATTCTTGTACATTGTCAGATTCTGGCAGTCTGCTTGGATCTTTTGAGTAACCTCTATGTCTTTTAATTTGACTTTTTAGTGCGCTGATATCTGCTTTGTTGGCTTTGCCTGACTTGGTAACTCTAGTGCTTTTCTTATTATCTAGTTTATCGTATCCTTGTCTAACATTAGGTCTATAACCATGCCAAATTTCTTCTGATCCTTTTTCAATTTCAGCTGCAATCTTGTCGCCAAACTCACTACGAATAGTATCTATAACTTTACGCGCAGCTTCTACATTATCAAAGTCATCCCAATCAATGTAGGGCATAGTTAGATAACGAAGCTCATCTATTAAATCATCAAGTCTGTCTCGTTGTTCTGTTGAAAGTTTTGCTTCTGTTATACCTTGCTGTGGATACAATTGCTGATTGCCTGCCATACGTTTAACATCTTCACTGATGCCATGCTTTTTCATGAGCGCAGCTTTTTGAGCTTTCAGATCCTGGATTTTCTGAGGTGCTTTCATATCGTTTGGATTGCCAGCACTCTTATTTTTCCAACGTCTTGTCCAATCACGAATTGACAAGTCGATGTTGCCCAACTGATCCTTTACTGCGTTTGAAACTTCAACAATTGTTGATTCAGCAACACCTTGAGAAGATGTCTTGCACTTAGGACAAAACCCATTGTTCTTTTCCCATGCCTTTGCAGTTGAAACCTCGTCACACTTTGTGCAAGCAATTTTTGCTACGCCCTCATTAATATTATCAAAACGCATCTTATTTCACCTTCTTAGCTGCTGCTTTTTTAGCATGTGAAAACATATCAGCGGCTGTCTGCTTTAGATCGCCATCACGATTATCATCAAAGTTCATGCCTTCTTCAACTGGTTTCTTTTGTGCTTTTGCGGCTGCTGCCTTACGAGCAAGTTTTACATCTTCCCAATCGTTTTTGCCATCGCCGTTGCGATCGATTTGCTTTTTCTTGCCTTCTGCCACTTTTTCAACATCCGCTAAGTGTGCGTCGATACCTGCTGTTGATTTTAGACCCCATGCTTTAGCTGCTTTTTGCGCTGCTTCGTATGATGATCCTGCTGTGCAACTATGCTTGCCTTTTTTAGCATGAACGCAAACGTAAGGACGTTCTTTTGATTCTGCGACAGATTCATTACGCAGTGGAGTATCTGGCATGTCTAGCTGACGCCATTCATCATACTCTAGATAGTGATCACTGTCTGGGTCATAATACTTGCCAGCTTTTGGATCGTAGTATACTACTTTGCCAACACGTGTTTGAAATGGACCTTCTAGACCAGGCCGCTCACCATAACGGTCTGCATCAACTGCTGGAAGTGTTTCCCAACCTTCTTCTACATCCATCTCTGGCTCAGCTGGCTGTTCAACTGGTACTGGTAGTTGACTGTCTGCTTGTGATTTATTGTATTCAGTATAACGACGAACTGCTTCCATATCATTTGCTGCTGTGGTAATCTTTGACTGCACCCATGGTTCTAGATTATCACGATCGCTAATCATGCCGTGTAGGCTGATAGCATCTTTTGCCAGGAAGTATAGTTGACTGCGAGCCATAAAGCCATCTTCATCATCGCCGTCCAATACACCTTCTGTTAGCTTAACACTCTCTGTTACACTCTCATCCATGTTGTGTCCTACTGCACCCATATGTAGGTCTTCAATGTCTACATATAGTTGTGCTAACTTTTTTCTTACATCGCCAAAGTAGCTGATGTCGCCGTCTATTTCCATGACTGCGTTTTCAAAAGCACCGTTGTTAGCGAAAAGTTTTTCTAACTTCTCAACCATGTCTAGGGCTTTCATAATTGTTCTATCAATTTTGCCTACGTTCATTTGTCGTTACCTCTAACTTTAACTGGGTGTACGTAGCCTGTGCTACGCTTTTTTTGTTTACCGCTGCCCAAGTATCCGTTAGGGTCAACAGCTCGTCGTATCATTTTTTTATCACCGAATAAAGGAAAATTTACGCTAGCAATGTTGCCTGCGCTAGTAGCACCCGCAGATGCGTCTTCGTTTAGGTTTAAAATATCAGATATCTTCATGTATGTATTTATGCTAACTCACTTATTTAAGTTCTTTTCGAGTATAAACTCATGCCATACGAGCATATTTTTGTGTAATTTGTCCACGTCTACACGATCTTTTTCTTTAAGATGTTCAATAAAGTCATAGTTTTTATTACAAATCATATCCTCCATATTAATTATGAAATGATATGGATTCATATTATCTTTATCTATATGATTAAACCAGCCTATCATAGTTTCTAAATACTGCTGTGGTCTTTCACTATTAAATCGTTCAATATTAAAACGTTTTAAATAACTGTCAGCATCTGTAATAAAGAATAACATATCATTATTCTCTATTTCTGGCATTAGTATAAAATGCTCGTTTTGTATTATTACTGTTTTAATATTATCTAAAAATATAAATTTTTTAGAATTTATCATCAATTTTATTTGTTCTATTACGAAATTATAAATTCTAGATGTACGATTAGAATCATCAGCACCAGCTATCTCATTGTCGTATTTTTCTCTTTCAAATATTTCGTGTTTGTAAGGGTCTAATAGAAAACTCATTAAACGTAAATTGTTTCCAACAACACCTGAATTTGTCCAATAAGGATCCCTATCCAATGATAAAGTAGTATCGTCTTTTTCTCCTGCGGTAAAATCTCGGTTAGGACCTGCTTTTAATATATAGTAATCATAACCCATCGCGTCCTGTAACGCCCATGCAAAATAGTTACCGCCATGACCAATTGGGTTAGATACAAATATTACTTGTCTATCATTATTTTCTATCATTATTTTCTATCATTATTACTGTCGTCTAAATTTTTGATTATGTTTTTACTTAGTCTACGTTCATTTTTAACTGTAGACTTCTTAATATTTTGCTTTTTGACTACTACTGTACGCTTTTCGTATTCGTTCATGTTGTCTGGATTTTTAACGCCTGCCCAAACCATAGCGTCTTCCTTTGCTACATGATTCATAGGACCAACTGTTTCGTCAAGGTCGTCTGGATTAAATTTTTTGCGTGACATGATTAAGCCTCACTGTAGGTATTGTATACGCATAACAGCCTTCTGTGCTACACGTAAACTAGCACGGTTGGCTGGATGAATCAAGCACCAAAGTTGACGATCAGCAAATAATTCTTTAGCACGTTTTACTGCCCATGTAGCAATACCCTGGCCCTGCCATTGTTTAGCTACAAAATATGCTGTCTCGCAATCCTCTTTGATTTCCAGCGCCCCTACTAGTATACCACTATTTAACCATATTCCCCAGGTGTAGTAATCATTTATAAACATATTAGCTGCATCACGAACGAACGGCCATTCCAGACTCGCAGCAGTTGCTATATTTTGGTCTACAATCGCCGTTAGTTTATAAAAGTCTCGTTGATGTAACCTACGTAACTCTAGTTTCATTTTTCTTTTGTATTAATAGGAAAATATGCTTGGATAGTTTTACCCATCTTTTGTGCTGATGCTGCACGGTGATTGCCATCAATAACACTATACTTGCCATCGCTAAACTGTGGACCAACAATAATTGGTTGTGATAGATTTACACGGTGGCTGTAGTCAATATCAATAATACGATCAAATGGATCGTCGTAATCAAAAAACTCTTCTTCGCTTGGGAACATGTCGGGCGTAAAATCCCCTAGTTTCCAATCATGGGATTGTATGTAACGATCCATATTTTTATTCATGCCAGCATCGTGATGCATACCTCTAAAGATTTGCAGCATCTCTTTACCGTTTTCCTCGTTCATTGAGGTTAGTTTAGATAATCTAGGTTTAAATAGTTTTTGATCACCCTTGGTTGTTTTTAATACTGGTTGATTATGGGCATCTTTGCTAAAGCCTTTGACTTCTGCTTTACGATTTTTAAACTTACCCACCATCACTTCGTCGCCAACTGCAATATCTGGAAGTTTAAGAGTGTCTAATTCACTTACTTGGATAGTTTTACCGCTTTCTTCGTTCATTGCACTTGCACTGTACGCCGCTACTAGTTCTTTACCATTAACACCATTAAATGCACGTGCAATATCAAAAGCATAACCGCCAACGTCTTGACCACGTGGATCGCTCTTTACAAGACGATCTAGTGCTGCTAGTGCTGCCGCAAAGAATTTATCGTTTTGTTTTGCTGCTAGGGTTGCTATATATTCATCACGGTTTACTGCTTCAAATATTTCATCATTTTTTGCAATATCTGCAATATGACGTAATGCACTAGTAATTTTTTGTCTCGTATTAGTAATGAAATTCAATGGTTTTAGATACTCATCTGGTACATCATCTTCCCCATATTCTTCTGCAATGGTTTTTTGTAATTTTAAGATTATAAAATCAAGTTCGTCTATTGTACCATATGCATCATTTATACCTGATTTTATGTTTCTATATACCGGTGCCATGTCTGGTATGTCTTCGTCTAATTCTATAGCTTCTCGTTCATCACTTGTATCACCAGTTACCTGATACTTTTTACCGTTTACAGTAAACTCTTTTTTACCTGCTTTAATAGCATTCATTCTGGCATCAGTAAATGGATTTGATTCACCCATAACAGCATTGTTGAGTTTTACACCTGCTTTGTCGGCAAGTCGCTTCAACTTTAGAGCATACTTTCCTGTCTTGTATGCTGCCTTCAATGCTGCTACTGTGGTCTGCCCAACAACCGCCATAACAATAAGGTCGGTGAGTGCTGGAATTGAACCAAAGTCTTCGTTGACGTTATTATCCGTTTTCACTGACTGTTGCTGTAGTTTGCGAGCATACTCTTCACGTTTCTTTTTATCGTCCAGAAACTTATTAATCTTAAATAGTGGGTTCTTGCCCTCAGTAAATTCATTTATTTTCATTTTTTATTTTCCCAGTATTCTCGCCAAAACATATTTCGATCATTTGTAGACATCCTCGCTGCTTCGTGTTCTTTAATCTTTGCTACATAAAACTCTACAAATGCGTCTGTATACATGCTAGGTTCCTTTACGCTGCTCTGCTAATCCCATATTGTATAGCTTGTGAACGCTACTGCCGCCCAGCAACTTTGGTTTACCATCGCCGCCAAAAAACTTCTTGGCTTGGCGTTCAGTCTCACCTGGCTTAACGTCTACAGTAGTGTTTACTCCACTCACTATTCGACCCACACCTTCTGATATGATATCACTAATCTTCATATTACTATTTATTTAAAATGTTTTTAAACTTGTATTAAAGAATTGATCGTTGACATAATCAATTATCTTAGTCCAGTTTTCTAAAGGTTTCAATCCAAGAAAGTCTAACATTTTATGATATTCAGTTTCGTCCTTGTTTAAAATCTTTATCATATCAACGAACCCGTACTCAAATTGGTGTGCTGACTGAAATATTTCAAATCGTTCAGGTATTTCTAAATTATACTCAGCATTTGTTGATATCATTATAGGTATAGATTCATAATACAATACATCTGATACTTCTGATATTTTCCAGATACGGTCAAACATAGCATCTGATTCTGGCGAGTTTGGGATAGTAAATATTAGTATTTTTGATACATTACTTCCAACTCCAATTGGTCTAAATTCTTCAGCAAAAATATCAGCCCATAGGTCCGGTTCAGGGCGAAGTGATACTGCTAAAGATTTACTGTTGTCGTAATTTATTGAAGCAGTATATTCTTCAAAAGTGTCACGACCATAATACCACACTGTTTCAGTGTTTCCATATATACCGGTTGCTTCTATCTCAGCGCAAAACATTCCTTCGTGCCTATTAACAAAATGTGTAAGTTGTCTAATAGGAGATCCGCTGTAACAACCTAAAATAAAAATTTCAGACATATTTTTTATAAACCTTTTCTATCATATCCTTAGTAAGATACTCGTAATTATTAATAGGTTCCTCATCAATGAATTCCAATAATGACTTATATTCATTAATATCACAATCTAATATATTACCAATATTCAAATAATGTAATCTATATTTGTCAGAAAGAAAATCAAAAAATCTACCAACATAAATCTCTGAATACCATTCCCATGTTATAGTTTTTGTTGTTTCTATCGTAGCCCATGCGGGCGCTACATTTTTAAATAAATTATGTGATCTATTTTCAATAGGGGTCGTCCATGTGTTGCTGGGATCTATATAAACAACAATTATTCCTGCAGGATTTATCTCATTGACGATAGCAGATATTTCGTCTTTAGACTTCATCCACAATTCGTGATATTCAATTAACTGAAGTGCATTTTTTGTAGACGATATATCCTGTGTATATAATGGTATCCAACTTTTTGTATATGTTTCAAAACTACTATCAAAATTTGATACATCAAACTCACCATCTGACTCATGATCTGGATAGCTATCAACTGTAGAATTAAGCCAATGTGTGCCAGGAGATTTATAATCACAGGCGCCGTTTTCATTACACTCAAGGTATGTTTTATATTTTGGAAAATTTTTATGTTGATCAATAAACCACGTAAGCCATTGCCCAGAATGGCCTGTCATGTATACAACCAAATAATGTTCCATTAACCAAATTCTTTATCACCAAAGTTGGCTGCACTAAACTCTAGTCGGTCAACGAGCTTTACTGCATTACCCATATGGTCAATTGCGACATAACCTTCTGGTGATGTCACTTTGTAGCTGCCGTCTCCCTGTTGCAAGAAACTTTCAATACTACCAATACCGCGTAGTTTTTTAACAATTAACAATTTTGCGGCAATAATTCTCATATACAATCCATACATAGCGACAAGTTGTTCAGTGTTGTCGTTAACCCATTGTACGGATTGTTCTGTTGCTTGTGCCAGGCGCTGGCCTGCGGCACCCTCTGGACCTGTTTTCAGTCCAGCCATTTTCTTCGCTGCTTTTTCGTTTACACGCTTTACAAAGTCAGCAACAAATTTCTGTGGATCCTGTTCAAAACTACCTCCACGTACATAGCTGTTGATGTGTGCTTTTAGCTCAACCCCAATACTTTGGATTGGACTGTTGCTTAGTAGACCAAATGTACGATCATCAAGTGTGCTTAAATAACTTTCAGCATCTGCGATAGCTTTACGCAGTGCAGCATCTTCCTGTGTCGTTAGTGTAGCAACGCCAGTTAAGTCTTTGTAATAAGCATCGTCAACAAAGATACCAGATGCATTTTTAAACTTGTTAACATCTACATCAAAACTTGCACTCATGTCAGCCAGTGTTTCACCGCCGCTGTAACGTGTATGGAAAATAATACCCATTGCACTGTTTTGAATACGTGTCGCCAAATCACTACCCAGTGGTACTGCGTATGTAATGGTGTTTGGCTTAAATGCTACGTATGAATCACCAGCAATATCAACTGTTTTTAAACTGTCTGGAGTAAACAATAGATCGCCTTGCATAACGCCCTCTATGCCTAGCTTGCTTAGGCTAGTAAACGTAATTTTTAGTTTGTTACGTAGATTTGCACGATCGCCTTGTTCCTGTTGATCTGGGAAGAACTGTTCAACATCTTGCACTGATTTGATTAGCTTTGGACTTTTAGCAAACACGCCCTTGGTGCCTACAAAGAACTTGCCATCTTCTGGATCAATACCACAAATAATTGCTGGTGCGCCATCCCACTTAACGGTAACGTTTGTTCCTTTACCACCGTGTCCTTGTAGCATACTCTCTAAACTTTTTAGGTAAGCGATAATGCGCTGTGCTCCATCATGGCCAGCATTAATAATTTCATCTTCCAAATGCTCAAGGTGTGTATTTTTACCTTCAGCTTCCATGACACTTTCAACAGGAAACTCTTTGTTTGGTGTACGGAAGTTCTTTTTGCGCATTACAGTCTTGGCTACCAGTTCAAGCATACCGCTTCCCTTGTTCCAGTTTAGCGCGAAGGGAATATTAATATCGCTAGATAAGTCCTTCATAACGGCTTCAGCATCTGGGCCAAGACGTGCAATGGGTTTACCCCATTTCATAAATTCTTTTTTAAATAGCTGTCCAAGCTCACTAAGTGTAATTTGTTTAATGTTACGTTCATCATTAACACGGTCTAGGAAGTGTCGTGTAAATTCAACATCAATTCCTAGTTGAGAAAATACTCGATCCAACACTTTTTCAAGTGCATCAAGTTGTGGCTGTGTTACTGGAGTGTCTACTTCTGTAATTCTCATTTATCTTTATCCATTGGTTTTTCGCCTGTCAGATAAGGCTTTGAGAACCAGAGCTTAAACCACTCAGGAGTTCCTGGCCTAATGTTTTTCTCACGCTGATAGCGGCCCTTTTCAGAACCAACAATACTGATGTTTGACTCGTCGTCACCGTCAACAGTATTGCCTTCTTTGTCAATAATACCAGCTAAACGCTTTAGTTTATAGATTTCGTCTATTTTCATGGCGATACACCCTCTGCTATGGGTATTTATACTGACTCGATATATTCGCCAAATTTTAGTTTGAAGATCATAGCATCTTCTGAATTTTCCAAGAAAACATAAAGTTCAGGAAAATTATAATCATAATAACCAGACGTATTATTATGAAGCCATGTGGTAATTTCTTTTTCGATTATCCTGGTTCTGTCAGGATACACCCGTATCTTGTCTTTAATATTAAATGTCCAGCCAGGGCGTCTCATTTAATTTTAAATCCTGTGCTTGGCAAATACTCACGCAGTGATATTTGATCTTCTAATGTTTTACGCATGGGCTGTTCAAGGGAAAATATTAAATCATCCATGTTTAATATATCACTAAATGCTTTCCTATTAATATTGTTTTCATTATGTGCTATTTGTAATAGTTTAATATTTTTGTTATGGTATAGATACAATGCGTGTTTGATAATATCAATATTGACGATATCAGTATTAAATGCTTTAAATAATCGCATTATTTCCGTTTCATCTTGTTGAACTATTAATTTTTCATAACTAAGATTAACAGCGCCTTCAATGAACCCATTCTCTTTGTAAATGTGATTGATACCTTCGTTTTCATCTATCGGCTCTGTCTTAAATTTCCATAATACTCCAATAAACGTTTCTTGAAAGATGCCATCAACGTATATATTGACGGCGGTTGTATTATCGTCAGTGTTTATTTTTAATTCACGCAATGTATGTGTCTGCAATACATGTTCATCTGGCATATTATCATAAAGTTCTTGATGCTTTTCAAGATCATCGTAATATTTAAATGTACGATATTTTAATACACTGCTAGACATATGGTTCCATGCATTTAATCTGTGCAAATGTATTATTTCTGTATTCCATCCTTTGGCGATAGATATCAAGGCAAGTATAAAATCACCACCTCCACCACTGGGCCAATTTAAAATATATTTCATAGTTACTGTTTATACGCACTTACTTGAATAATCTTACCATCTTCAAGTGTCAATACGTCAATAACATTAATTGTAAAGTTTTGTTGCGCACTATACACTTGAATGCGTCCAAAGATTTTTTTAGTATCTGGATTAAATGCTGTATGCTTAACACGGATTTTAATATCAGGAACAGCCGCCCAGATATTTGCGTTTGCACCAATCACGCTGTCACGACCAGTGACTTCTACTTCCCAATCACGCAATGTTACATTGTCATGGAACATACGCCCAAGTTCAAATGTATCACGATCATTCCATGCATCAATGTACTCTTTAAATAGAGTATCTGCTGAATTATTCATTACTCTTTTTATCCATTCACTCATTTACCAAATCCTTAATTCTTCAATATTGATTGGCGTATAATTAATCTGTTCCACACATACACACCGATAAGGTCCCGCTGGACTGGGATTGCTGTGTATATGCCCATGAACATTAATTACAGATGTCCACAGTTCAGGGTTGTCTTTATCTACTGGTGTATCACCATCTGCACTCTTAGGGCGTATTAGACTACCTTCGTGTAGTGGTACATGGCTGAACAGTAGGCCGAATGATATGAAAGGACGCCATAGTTCCACTTTGCTAAACCATCCGCCACTACTTAGCATTTTGATGTTATCATGATTGCCAACAATCAAACGCTTTTGACCGTTTAGTTTATTCCAGTTCTTTTTCATCCAACCTTCAGGATCTGGACCCATTACGACATCACCCAAGTGATAAACTTTATCACCAGGTTTGACAACACTATTCCAGTTGTCCATCAGCATTTCATCCATATGCTCAACATCACGAAATCCCGGACGGGTCAACTCCCCTGTCCAGTCTGTGAACTTTAACATATTGGCGTGATTAAAATGTGTGTCACTGATTACCCAAATATCTCTGCTCATTAACCTGCTGATTCCTCGAACGGTATACTAGCCAAGTTTTTACACTTTGCCTCTACCATGATGTCGAATTGTGATCTAAAAGTAGCGGCCCATTCGTTGACTGCGCTGTTCCACATATAGTCGCTGTGTGCGCGAAGTTTTGCCTTTTTAAATCCTCTATTAATTAGGGATCCAAAGTCTGGACGGACATCTGTTGCTTCGCCGGCCAGTAAATCCTCTCTAGATACGCTGTAGTGAATAACAGGCCGAACACCACGCCAGCTATCAATAACTCGTTTAACCCTATCGTCCGTTGGTTCAATATATTCTCCTCCACTGTTTACCCAATGGTGATGGATGTCTACAACCAGTGCAACATCTTTTTCTAGTTCTAGGCTAGCTTCGAGACCCCAGGCGTTTTCGTCGTTTTCGATAGTAATACAGTTTCGTGCTTCTGGAGACAGTCTTGGAAGGACGGCTTTGATACCGGCTGGACCTTGGCGTCCTGAGATGTGGACGTTACACTTGAAGTCTTGCCAACTTTTACCGTAGCCCATCCACCTGATGAGATCCGCATGGTATTCAAACTCCTCTATGCTATTATTTACAATTTCTGGATTATCGCTAGCCAACACAGTAAACTGCCCAGGGTGCATAGACAGGCGTACATCAAGGCTACGAGCGACTTCGCCCACATTCGCGTATGCTCGCTGGAGCCGTTCCTGGATATCTGACTGCCTATAAAAATAAGACCAGCTACGCTCAGTATAAGCAGGAAGCTGATTGGACCCAATGCGTACCATACGTTGTGTTGGAGGTAAGTTACCCACATAACGAATCATCCTTTCCAGTGCTGCTACGTTGTGTAGTGAAATATCGTAAAGACGTTCTTCAGCTACATCACGCTGCTGTCTATTTAACCACGTAATAGTAGTGCTACGTTCACTATATTCACGTTGAATCTCCTCAAGTAATTTTTTCTTGAGGCTTTGATCATGATGCATATATTTGCAGGCAAAGCCTACACGTTTAATTGATTGATTGAACACAGTCCTATAGATCCTTGATGATAGTATTGCACATACTTAACTATAGCATATATGCATAGACTGTCAAGATTTATTACGCATTACCCACTGGATAACTTCAGCATCTGTAAATGATGGACTTCTACGATGGCTTTCTGGCAGCATATCCCAACTGCGCAATGCTGGATGTGTTTTACCAGTATTGCTAAAATATGGACCATGGCGCCAACCTTCGTTTACCATACTGTCAACCCAACGATTGTGATTCCATTTGCTCATCTCCGCTACAGCCTGAGCTCTTGTTTCTTCATCTACACTTAACTCAACACCATCGTTACCCAGCATACCAGCATCATAGTTGCTGCTTAGTTCAACATCAAAGTCACCATCGTACAAATATTCCCATGCTTGCACAATAAACGCTGCTTCTGTCTCTGTTAAGTTACGAACTAGTGGAACAACATATGCGTGTTGAAATTCACAATCTTCACATGTACCGTACTCCATAGCAATAAAGTTTTCTCCCATCTGATAACTGTATGTTATATTTTCAGGCCCAAAACTTTTCACTGTCTGATACCACTGTTTAGCAGTATCAGCGTCTAGCATTTCTGGAGTCTTTAGTTGTATGTGATTTTGATAAAACATTGATAATCCTTTTTTAACCGTGTGGGTTTTCCGTTATGTCGTCGTCATCAAGTGGAGCAATTGCTGGCTCTGTTGTTCTTGATCTATTTGACTGACTTCTAGTACTATTAGTTGATCTTGCTGCAACTGTTGGTGTTGTAGTTGATTGTACTACAATTGGTCCAGGGGTGATATTACCACTATTTACATAAAGTCCAAACCATGCTGCACCTGCGCCAGTTACTACGCTTACAAGTCCAGCTTGTTCCATAGTTGGGTCTGGCAATGCCATAAACCATTCTACTACACGATAGAACATATACATGTACATTGTGATAAATGCACGTGGAAATAGACGCAGTCTATCAAACCAATATGGGAATAGTTCCCATTTACTTATCGTTCCGTCTTTATTCAAATCCATTGGACCTAGATCTCGTATTGCCATAATGCATGTGTTACCCCCGTAATTATATGTATTTAGCTGATATCCATGGAAAAGCCCAGTGGAAACACTGGGCTTGGGCCACTCTCAGTTGGAGAGCAATTATTACAGTGTTGCGTCTGCTACTGTAGCTGCTGCAAAAACACCGCCAACTGCTTGTACTGCTGTTTCAAGTGTTGCTGCGTCCCATCCTGAGTTCTCAACATAAATGCGGAATGCGCCTGCATTGTATGCACCAATAGCTAGCGTAATGCCACGCTTTTGTACTGCTTCTACAAATGCTTCCATGTCTTCGCCCGGTGCTACTTGTGCGTCTGCGCCTGCTGCATTTCCAATTAAATAAACGCTTACTGGTGCGCCAAAGTTACCTACATTAAACCGGATAACGTTTGCTGGGTTACGTGTTGCCATTATAATGACTCCTTTTTAAAAATCTGCGTTGTTACGCTTATGCTTATTTATCTTACTACTTCATTTAGTTCTACAAACACTGTCCAGTCAACTGTGGTTGCATCGCTGCCTGTGACTACAATTTTTAAGCTATCGTTTACAATGTTAGCACTTGCCGCGCCTGACCAAGTTTGATCGCTGTCAGCAATTGTCTCTGTAATGTTTGAACCAATTAGCCTTAGGCCAGCACTGTTGTTGTCAATAATACCACGTACAACAAAACTTGCTGAGTCAGCCCCGCTGGTTGCAACAAACGTAATTTTAAACATCGCAGTTGTGCCACTGGCAATAGTAATTCTGCTGCCACCATTTAATAGTACTTCTGTTGGAATAGCATTAGTTGTGCGGATCGCCATAACCATATTCTTGATAGCGGCAGTATGGCTAACAGTACTAATTTTTTGCAGTGTGAAACTTTCAAATGTTACGCTGCCTTTGAATGTTTTATCACCATAGATAGTTGGTTCAGCGTGTTTGTTGTTAACATATGTTTCAGTAGCCAAGCCAGCAATACTTGGAATGTATGGCTTGTTTGCTAGGTCATTGTAGTTACCACTGAATAGTATTGGGCGGTTAACTAGATCATTGTAGTCACCACTAAAAATGTCTGGTAAGTTACTTACTTGATTGTAGTCAATATAAGCTGACACCGCTGTACCTAGATCATCTAGTGTAATTCTACTAATAACGGTATCTGGTTCAGGCTCAATGTTTAGTAACTGTAGTTCATCACCAACTAACATAAGTCTCAGATCGCTGTTGTCTGCTGGTGCGTTAATTAGATCACGATAATCACCACTGAAAAGAATTGGACGGTTGACTAGGTCGTTATAGTTACCACTAAAGTGATCACCACGTTCCAGTAGCTTTTGTGTTACATAAGACTCAGTGGCATAACCGTCAAGTGTTATCTGTCCGTTACTTAGAATGTTTGCTAGCTGTTCAGTAACATAAACCTTTGTAGCAAATGTATCTTCTAGGTCAACGTTTTCCCAGAGATTGTTAACACCGTTCCATATTAATGCTTGGTGCAATGCGTCAAGATTAGTATCAATGGCAACATCATTTAAGTCGCCAACGTTTGCAATTACTCCAAGTGTTGCTGCACTGATTTGCTGTTGCACATATGTTTGTGTGGCATATCCAGTTAAATCAACACTACCACCGCCACTGCTGTTTGCAACTGCACTATCTACATATGCCTGTGTAGCATATCCAGTTAAACTTGGGATAGTTGGCGTATTGGTTAGATCAGTATAATCGCCACTAAAGTGTGGTGTTATTAAACCATCTACTTCAGTCTTTGTGTAGTATGATGTTAGGTCAACACTTGGTTGATAACCAGCTAGGGCAGTTGCTAGTTCAGTTTCAGTTACATAACTACTTAAATCAATACTGCCACCACTGGCTACGTTTGCAATCTGTTGATCAACATACGCAATGCTTGCCAATCCGTCAATACTTGGAATGATTGGCTGATTATAAAGGTCGGCGTAGTTGCCACTGAAGATAATTGGCTTGTTTGTTAAATCATTATAACTGCCGCTGAATAGTGTTGGTTTGTTTGTTAAATCGTTATAATCGCCGCTGAATACTTCGCCAGCAACATATGCCTTTGTAGCGTATTGTGATAGATCAAATTTTGGTTGGTAGGCAGTTAGTTGATTTGTAACATAACCAGTGGTAGCATATCCTGATAGATCTATTGATGGCTGATAATTTGCTAACAGATTGTCTACTTCGGTTTTAGTGTAATAGGTTGAAAGATCACCACTGCCCGCACTAGCCAGTGCTGCGGCGATAGCCGTGTCAACATATGTTTTAGTAGAATATGAAGTTAAGTCTGGTTGACTTAGCGCAATTTGTTGTGTTACATATGCTTCACTTGCTAACCCATCAATGCTTGGGATTGTTGGTTTGGTAGTAACATTTGCCCAATCTATAGTAGTAGCAGTGCCACCATCTATATTGTCTATCAGTGACTGTACTTGTGCAAGTGTAGCGTATCCAGTTAAGTCTACGGTTGCTATTTCTGCCCGTGTTGTGCGAACAAACAAGTTTTTTCTAGCATCAAATGCCAGCATGTCGCCCTCAACAAATTTAATACTAGTATCAATAATACTATTGCCAGTATTACTATTATACGCCTTAATTGCCAATTTTTACTACCCCCATTAAATCATTAATACTACTTTGTCAACTAATCCATGAACTGATGGGTTATAGTTTTGATCTATTAAGTAGCTTCTATCGACAACAGCTCTAATATAAACGAAGTTTCCAATAAAACTTGTACCAAGTGTTTCTGATTCGTTGTCCCACTCAATATGCACAGTATCTTGCTGTAATTGAATGAAGAACCAATCTGCTTCTGTAGGATTTTCTAACAGTGTTGCCTGTAAGCAAATACGGCCAGTGAAGTTTGTTACGTGGAAACTTACTGTGTGTAAACCATCCGCAAAGCCATAAAAGCCGTCACCGCGGTGTTTCTCCCCAGTGTACGACATCTGCGTTTGATTTGATAAAATTATTGTGCTGTTTGCCATGTCTTGTTATCCGTTGTTATCCATAGTCTCAATTTCAACCAGTGAACCTTCATCAGCTAGAGTTCTAATAACTTCTTCTAGCTGTGCTATTACGTCTGCATCTAAGGCTGGACGACTAGCATCTGAATCTTTTACTAGCTTACTGACTTTAACAACGATAATAGACTCGTTAATTTTTGCCATTCGTGAGCTCTCCTTTAATAATAGTATTTATTAAAAAAGCTCAGTCTATATTGTCTAGTGTTATTGCACGTGTTACTTTAATGCTAAGTGTGTTACTGAACGCCATTTTAAACAGCATGATAGCTGCTTCGTCATTAGTGTAGATATACGGTATTGCAGATATACGGCGTCCTGTGTATCTATAATTATAATATCCCCCAGCGCGGCGCAGTATTTTATTATCAGTGGTATCAAATTGATCCATTGCCCAGTCATAGGCTGCAATCATTTCCTCATCAGTGGTATTACTACGCCAAGGACGAGTTGCATTTACTCTAAACTTGTATTTGCCGTGATATAAACGTTTTCTAAATTCGCTCTTTTCATCCAAACTGTGCATAATCTTGGCATGGTCTGCGTTAGCTGGTGAAACAACGCTTGCAATAGGATATCCGCTTTGGTATACAATCCAATCTACAAACCCGCGGTGACTTGTATACACTGTTAGCATGTAGTGAAACTTTATATCATCGCTTTGCTGTGTATGAGAAAAATTTAAGTTCATAAGACGGCGTGTTCTATGACTAATATCATCACTTGCTTTGCGATTTGGAATAATATAGTGTTGTAAATTTACATAGTTATATTGAGTGTACGGTCCAATAGTAATCGCACACTCATATTTTCCGTAATATAGTTTATTACTTTGCACCCATTTAGGATGTTGGGTCAGGTCTTGCATCAATTAAAGCCTCTGGTTTTCTATCACTCTTCACAGTGATAATAGTCTGGGTGCCATCCCAGTTTACAGTAAACTTTGAATTATGGATTTCTCCATGTTCCATCATAAACTTGGCCAGTGGTAGTTTAACTTTCTCATTAATTAGTCGTGCTAGTGGGCGAGCGCCCATTGCTGGATCAAAGCCTTCTTTTTCCAAATAGTTTTTCAAATCCTGCGTCCAGGTTAGTTCAATGTTACGGCCTGCTGTCAAGCCTTCAATCTGTCCCAAGAACTTAACAACAATACGTTGCATGTTCTCTGGACGTAGTGCATTAAAACGAACAATAGCATCCAAACGGTTGCGGAATTCAGGAGCAAAGAAGTTGTTGATTGCATCGTCAACTGCTTTAGAGTTGTATGTCTTGTCACTAAAGCCAATAGCCTTTGTCGCGCCTTCACGAGCGCCAAGGTTACTGGTCATTATAATGATAGCGTTCTTGGCACTTACTTTTTTACCTGTGCTGCTGGTAATAACACCCTCATCAAGTAGTGACAGTAGAACAGTCATAATGTCTGGGTGTGCTTTTTCAACTTCGTCTAGTAGCAACACACAGTTTGGACTATCTTCAAGGTTGCTGATAAGCAAACCATCGCCAGCTTTGCCGTCACCATGTCCTACATATCCTGGAGGGCTACCGATAAGTTTACTTACAGTGTGACGCTCCTGATATTCAGCCATGTCGTAACGCACAAGTTTCATACCCATAGCTTGTGCCAAACGTTTTGCGAGTTCTGTTTTACCAACACCAGTAGGTCCAGTAAACAAGAATGAGCCAACTGGCTTAGTAGGATCTTTAAGTCCAGCCATGCTAACAGTGATAGAATCACATACACGCATAATTACAGAATCCTGTCCAAATACAGTGCCTTTGAGATAGTCCTCAACGTGTCCGTGCTTATTAATGGTATGCTCCTCAGTTTGGTTACCCAAATGCTCTGCTGGAATACCAACTGTACGTGCTACTTCATTACGAATTTCTGTAGCACTAATAATTGATACTTGTTGATCACTTGGTAGAATCTTATTATACGCACACGCACGGTCAATGATATCAAATGCTTTGTCTGGTAGTTTTTTGTTAAACACATATTCAGCGGTCAGGTCAACTGCCAAGTCACATGCTTCAGGATCAATATCAAATCCATGGTGTACTTCGTAACTCACAATAGTATTACGTAGGATTTCTTTTGCTTCTTCTACACTTGGTTCACCAACGTTGATTTTAGTAAAGCGGCGGGCAAGTGCGCTTTCCTTCTCAAAAATCTTACGGAATTCTTCATCTGTAGTTGCACCGATTACTTTTAGTGTGCCGCCGCTTAGTGCTGGTTTAATCATGTTGCCAGCGTCCATAGCACCGCCGCCAGTCGAGCCAGCACCAATAACCATGTGAATTTCATCAATAAACAGGATCACATCGTCAACTAGTTCAAGTGCCTCGACCAAGTTCTTCATACGTTCTTCAAAGTCACCACGATATTTTGTTCCAGCAACTAGCTTTCCCATATCTAGTGATAGTACAGTATACTTTTCCATTACTTCTGGAACATTGCCTTCAACGATAAGTTTAGCAAGTCCCTCGACAATAGCAGTTTTACCTACCCCACTTGGGCCGACAAGGATAGCGTTGGATTTTTTCTTACGGGAAAGTGTTTGTACAAGATCACGTAGTTCTTCACGACGACCAACAACATCGTCGTATTCAGGACTTACTTGATTCATGTTAACTGTGAATTGTGATAGTACGTCCCAGGCTTGACTTGTTTTGTTTGTATTACGAGCACGTTGCTGTTGCTTATTGTTTGAAACTACTTTTCGGTATTCCGGAGGCCCAAACTCGTCTTGTTCCTCACGCTCTTCGTCAGTCAACTGACTCATACGTTCTTCAAACTCAGCTTGCTGTTCCATACGAACGTCCATAAGCCATTCAGTAATTACATGTTTGTCCAATCCCATTTCACCACTGAACAGACTTGCGGCACTGGCTTCTTCACTCAAAATACTTTGTAGCAAATCTATCTGATTGATAGCTTGTTTACCTTGAAATAGTGCTTGTGTTAACGCACGATTAAACACACGTTCAAGCATCTGTGTTTTTCGCGGTTGTACTTCTTCATCAGGTGCGCCTTTTAGCTCAGTACAATCTTGCTTCAAATACTCTAGAAGAGATTCCTGAATACCCACACAATCTGCTTGAACTTCATAGCACATAGCACGTACTGAAACATCGTCCATGACAACGATTGTCAAGTGTTCGATTGTTACGTATTGGTGACGTAGTTTTTTAGCCAAGTTGATCGACTGTAGGACAATGTTTTCAATTTCTGACATTCTTTAACCTTGTAATAAACTCTTCTATTTTATCGTTTGTATCTAGTATTGGCACCCTTAAACGTAAATGTATGTTAAGATTACCGCGTTTGTTTGTTCTTCTATTATACAGGCCTTGGCCCGGTATTGTCAAGATATATCCTGTGGTTACACTTGCTGGAATTGGTATTTCTAATGGTTCATCAGTTGGACTAATTATACTTATCGTACCGCCTGTCATGGCTTCCAATATGTCCAAATCATACTCCATTATAAGACTAAATCCGTATCTTGTAAAGTCTTCATGTGCTTGTTCTTTGATATTTAATATAAAATTTTGATTGTCACCGCGAACTTTTATCTTCTCGTCCACTTGAGCACCTGGGCGTATTTTCACTTTAAGTAGCACACCTTCCACATCAACATAGTCGTTAACACCTTCAATTTGCTGTTTTAGTGTTAGCTTTAGATTTACCATCTTTGTTTCGGGGGCTTTTACAATGGGCACCATCTGATTGTTTTTCAACTTGTTGTAGGCTGAGTTTATGAGTTTAAATGTTTCCAGATCACCACTGTCACGATCAGGGTGATACTTCATCGCAAGACGCTTGAACGCCTCACGGATTTCTTCCTGTGAAGCGTCTTCTGATATTCCTAAAATGTCCCAGGGATTACGATTGTGCTTCATAGTATTTTTGGTAGGCTGCTATTATGGCGCGCTGTTGTTGAACTAATTTTAACAGGTCTGCCATATTCAGCGATAGGTGTTCATAACCATCGCTGGTTAGAGCTATCAATACTATGTGCTGTCCAGAGTCTTCTAAATCTTTAAATACTTGCTCTATGTTGTCTGGTGTAACAACAATCCATTCTACAGTTCTAGAGTTAAATTCATCAACAGGTGGCAGAACTATCACAGGCTTCTCAATTGGTCGCTGATCAACAACTATTGGCTCAACAGGTTTACTGCACGCCGTTAGTGTTAGTGCTGCTACTAATGCTATCGCAATTTTTGTATAAGTCACTGTCAGTCTCCACGTTAGCGCCTGAAATTTGTTCAAAACACTTAAACACATCTTGTGTCGCTGTATTTACTATCGTTTGAACAAGCCCTGGTCTTGCCGCTGCCAGTGCGCCAAAATCACGCTGTTGCCCAGCACTTGTC